GGCCGCAAGATGGAAGCCTATCGCGGCGGCGGCATGAACGGCCCGGTCAAGGCTGACCTAGGCTTTTCCGATGACGGCATCCAGTTCGAATGGAAGACCGGCGGCCTCGATCTGATCAGCCTGAAACAGTTCGGCATGGTGAACGCCTCGGGCGTTGCCCTTCGCTTTACCGGGGCCTTTGAGCAGGACGACACGGCCGAAATCAGTGCTGTGGAAATCGTTGTGCGCGGACGTCACGAGACCATCGAAATGGGTGATGCCACACCAGGGGAAGACACCGAGCATTCGATGACCACTACCTGCACCTACTACAAGTTGACCGTCGACAACGAAGAGATCATCGAGATCGACTTGCTCAACTTCATCGAGAAGGTCAACGGCGTCGACATGCTGGAGAAACAGCGCAACGCCCTGGGCTTCTGACCACCCACCCAATAACCCGCTCACCCATCACCCGGAGCTATACCCATGAAAACCGCAGGTACCGACGAAGCTGAAGTTAAGCCTCTGGCCGATGACAACACCGTCATCCTCGACACGCCGATCCGCCGTGGCACCACCACCATCAACAGCATCACCCTGCGCAAACCCAACGCGGGCGAGCTGCGCGGTGTGAGCCTCGCCGAACTGCTGCAAATCGACGTCAACAGCCTGGTGAAGGTTGTGCCGCGCATCAGTAACCCGACACTCACTGCCGTCGAAGTCACGTCGATGGACCCTGCCGACCTGTTCGCACTCGGCACCAAGGTGTGCGGTTTTTTGCTACAGAAATCGATGAAGACGGACGCATCCCTCGTTGCGTAGACGACGCCATGGCCGACCTGGCGGTGGTTTTTCACTGGGCACCGGCTGATATGGATCAGTTGGGCCTGCAAGAGCTTATGGAATGGCGCGAGCGCGCCAGGGTGCGGAGTTCGACCGATGGCAAATGATCTGCGACTACAGGTGCTGCTCAGTACCATCGACAAGGCCACCCGCCCGCTGAAGCACATCAGCGAAGGGGGCCTTGAGACCGCGCGCGCCCTCAAGGCCGCTCGCGACCGCCTGAAAGAACTCACCTCCCAGCAGAAAGACGTCAGCGCCTGGCGGGCTCAGCGGGCAGCCGCTGAACAAACCGGCGCGTCGCTAACCGCTGCACGCGATCGAGTCAAATCCCTCAGCCAGGAACTCGCCGCGACCGACGTGCCGACCAGGGCGATGACCAGGAGCTTTCAAGCAGCGGTGCGCGAGGCCCAGCGGCTCAAGCAGCAGCACCAACAGCAGAACGTGCAGTTGCAAGGGCTGCGATCGAAGCTCTACGACGCAGGCATCAGCACTAAAAATCTCGGCACCCATGAGCGCCAGCTGCGCGAGCAAATCAACGCCACCAACGCCAGCATCAGCACGCAAGGCAAGCGCATGGCCGAGCTGAGCGCCCAGCACAAGCGCGCGGCGTTGGCTCGTAGCCAGATGGAAAAGTCCAAGAGCGCCGCCGGCAACCTCGCCGTGAACGGCGCCGCAGGGCTGGGCGTGGGCTACGCGGCGAGCCGACCGATTGCCGCCGCAGTCAAAGCCTTCGCGCCCAATGAGGATTCCGCCACTCAGCTCAAGGTGTCGATGATGGACGACACCGGCAAGGTCTCGGAGGACTTCCAGAAGATCACCGACTTGGCCACCAAGCTGGGCGACCGCTTGCCAGGCACCACGGCTGACTTCCAGAACATGATGACCATGCTTCGGCGCCAGGGCCTGAGCGCGCAAAGCATCCTCGGCGGCACGGGCGAGGCGGCCGCGTACCTGGGCGTTCAGTTGAAGATGGAGGCCACTGATGCGGCGGAATTTGCCGCCAAGATGCAGGACGCCACGCGCACCACTGAAAAAGACATGATGGGCCTGATGGACACCATCCAGCGCGGGTTCTATGCCGGTGTTGACCCAGGCAACATGCTCCAGGGCTTCAGCAAAATCGCCCCGGTGATGGACGTCATCAAGAAGTCAGGGATCGATGCAGCCAAGGAACTGGCGCCGCTGCTGATCATGATGGACCAGGCCGGCATGGAGGGCGGTTCCGCCGGCAACGCCTTCCGCAAAATATTCCAGGCAGGGCTGGACGGGGACCACGTCGATAGCGCCAACAAGATCGCGGCCGGTGGCAATACTGGCGTGTCCTTCAAGTTCACCGACGACAAGGGAAACTTTGCCGGCTTGGAGAACCTGTATGCCCAGGTTGAAAAGCTCAAGGCCTTCAACGACGTCGACCGCAACGCCATCATTAAGAAACTGTTCGGGGATGACGCTGAAACCCTGACCACCTTGAACACCATGATGAACAAGGGGCTGGCCGGGTATCAGGAGGTCCAGCAGAAGCTGCAAACTCAGGCCGATCTGCGTACCCGCGTCAACGAACAGCTCAACACCCTGACCAACATCATGGAAGCGGCTGAAGGCAGCTTCACCAACGCCATGGCAGAGTTCGGCGCGGCCGTTGCGCCGGAGCTAAAGGACCTGATCAAAACCCTGGGCGAGATCGCAAACAGCATCGGCGCCTGGGCCCGGGAGAATCCGAAATTGGCCGGCGGCCTGGTCAAGGTCGTGGCCGCGATCGCCGCGCTGGCATTCGTGTTTGGTGGCCTGGCGTTGACCATGGCGAGCATGCTGGGACCGTTCGCAGTGCTGCGCTACGGCATGACCATGTTCGGTCTCCAGGGTGGAGGCATCACCAAAATGCTCGGCCGGTTGCTCCCCACGCTGAGCGGGTTGGCTCGCAACGTGTTCCCTATGTTGGCCCAGGGAGCCCGTCTGTTCGCTACCACACTAGGTGGTGCTGTCAGCACAATCGGCACCGCGATCCTGGCAACACCCATTGGCTGGTTGATGGCAGCAATTGCAGCCCTCATCGCAGCTGGTTTCCTTGTTTACAAATACTGGAAGCCGATAAAAGGTTTCTTCCTCGGCTTCTGGCAAGGGCTTACCGCAGCCCTGCAACCCGTACTCAGTGGATTCAGTAAATTTGGCGGGCTGTTGAGCAGTCTGGCGAAAGCCGCCTATTCCATACCTGTTGTGGGGACTGCGTTGCGGCTGCTTGGCAGCATCGTAAAACCACTGTTCGACATGATCTCCGCCGGCATCAGCGGTCTGATTGGTTGGTTCAGTGACCTGTTGAAACCGGTCGACGACGTCGGCGGCGCGGCCCAATCGATGGGGCAGCGGTTCGGCGCAGCCTTCGGCAACATGATCATGACGCTGCTGCAGAGCATCAGCTCAATCGCCACTGGTGCCGTCAACCTATGGGCAAACATCAAGACCAGCTTTGACCAGGGCCTCTCTGGCATTCTTCAGTTGATCACTAACTTCAGCCCGCTTGGCTTGTTCTACCAGGCCTTTTCCGGGGTTATGAACTACTTCGGCGTGGAACTGCCTGGGAAATTCACCGAGTTCGGCAGCATGATCGTGAATGGTCTGGTCAATGGGCTGACAGCCGGTCTCGGCGCCGTCAAAGACACCATCAGCTCGATCGGCGACGCCAGCATCGGTTGGTTCAAGGAAAAGCTCGGTATCCACAGCCCTTCACGGGTGTTCGCGGAGCTGGGTGGGTTCACCATGGCGGGTCTCACCCAAGGCCTGGAAGGTGGGCAGAAAGGCCCGCTGAACGCGCTGACCAGCATGAGCAAACAGCTGACCGCCGCCGGCACCTTGGCCCTGGGCGCCACCGCCATGCCGGCGTTTGCCGTGGATAACACTCCACCCATCAGCAGTGCGCCCGCCGTAGCCGTTTACGACAGCCACGACACCTACGAATTCTCCATCACCGCCGGGCCTGGCACAGACCTGCAAAGCCTGGAAAAGAGTGTGCGCGCCATGCTGGCCCGTATCGAAAACGAAAAGAAAGCGCGTCAGCGCAGCAAACTTTCGGACCTGGAATAACCACCATGATGATGGCCCTCGGCATGTTCGTGTTCAGCCTCAGAACCGCCGCCTACCAGGAGCTACAACGCCAAACCGATTGGCGCCACGCCAGCAACAACCGCATCGGCGCCGCTCCCGCGCGGCAATTCGTCGGCCGTGGCGAAGACGCTATCACCCTCCCCGGCATCATCCTCCCGGAGCTGGCTGGCAGCGCCCTCAGCCTCGACGCTCTGCGCCTGATGGCAAACACCGGCAAGGCCTGGCCGATGGTCGAAGGCAGTGGCCGGATCTACGGCCTATGGGTGATCGAAAGCATGAGCGAGACCAAGACCATCTTTTTCAGCGACGGCACCCCACGACGCATCGAGTTCACCCTGAGCCTGAAGCGCACCGACGACGACCGCATCGACCTGCTCGGTGCGGCTACCAGTACTGGCGTCAACATCCTGCGAGGCCTGCTGTGATCGAATCGGTAATCTCCAAAGTCACCGGCTACGTGCGTAGCACCGCCGAGCAGTATGTCCGTGACGCGGCCTATCCCGTGCCGGCCTTCAGGCTCACCGTCGACGGCCTGGACATCGCGCAACTGGTCAGCCCGCGCCTGATGAGCCTGGAGCTGACCGACAACCGCGGAGTCGAGGCCGATCAGCTCAGCATTACCCTCAGTGACCATGACGGCCTGCTGTCGATCCCGCCAAAGGGCGCGGTGCTGCGGTTGTGGCTGGGCTGGAGCGATACCGGCCTGGTGGACAAGGGCACCTATACCGTCGACGAAACCGAACACACCGGCGCTCCGGACGTGCTGAGCATCCGCGCTCGATCGGCAGACCTGCGCAAGGGCCTAAAAACCAAACGCGAGCGCAGCTGGAGCAACACCACCCTCGGCAAAGTCCTGGGCGATATCGCCATCGGCAACGGCCTCACCGCCACCATTGCCGGCGCACTCAACGGTTTGCCCATCCTGCAGCTCGATCAGGCCAACGAATCCGACGCCAACCTGATCAGCCGCCTGGGCGAAGAATTCGATGCGGTGGCCAGCGTCAAAGCCGGTTGCCTACTGTGCCTACCGGCCGGCGGAGGAAAAACCGCCAGCGGCCTGGATCTACCACACATCACCCTCACCCGCGCCGATGGTGACCAGCACCGATACCTGCAGGCCGACCGCGACAGCTACGACGGCGTGCGTGCGTACTACTACGACGTGAACAGCGCAAAAAAACAGGAGGCCATTGCCGGCGGCGGCGACAACCTCAAAGACCTGCGCCATACCTACAGCGACCAGCAGTCAGCCCTGCGCGCCGCCCGGTCTGAATTCCGGCGCCTGCAACGCGGCAGCGCCACGCTCAGCTACAACCTGGCCATGGGCCGGCCGGATCTGATCCCCGAGCTGACGTACACGCTCCAGGGCGTGAAGGCGGAAATCGACGAGATCATCTGGTACGGGGGGAATGTGCAGCACAGCCTGAGTGCTGATGGCGGCTACACGGTCAGCCTGGAGCTGGAGAGCAAGTTGCCGGAGGACAATGTTGAAGACCTGGCGGAAGAGAACAAAGGCGATTACACGGGGATCATCGCGTACTACCGGGACCATAAAACCGGGAAGGAAAAGACGATTACAGCGGGGGATCAGTCGAAACCGAGACGGTTGCGGTGGCTCTACGCGAGCGAGAAGACCGCCAAGCGGGCAGTGGATCGAGAATGGAAAAAAATGCAGACCGTAGGCACATAAGGGTTCTCCCGCCCCAAAAACCAAAACCCGGCATTGCCGGGTTCCTCCGTCACTTCGCGTTTAACAGCACATCAATAAACCGCAGAATGTCCTTTTGCTGCTGCTGATCAAGTTGCCTGAACATCTGCAAAACCAATCTCTCGCGCTGATTCAAACTCTCAAACTCAACGCTCTCCAACTGCTTGGTTTGCACCTCGTTACTCGCGGACATGTGTTACTCCCTTCAACACATCCGGATGCCCGGCACCAACCTAGGTGCCAACCAAAGCACCCGGAGGGGCGAGGAATTTTCAGCGTGTATAGGAGTGCCACCAGCCTACGTAAGTAGTTTTCAGAAAATGGATCAGGGCTTAGAGCATAAATCCTGCGCAATTTGTACAAAGTTGCTGTAGTCCATCTTTATGGCTGGCATAGAGGGGTTTGGTTTTGTGATGTCCTGTCCGTCTGCCCAACCGCGACTTTTGGCGATGGTGCGAGCACTTCCATTTAGCGCATAGACGGTTCCGTCTGAGGTCCTTGCCAAGGCCTTAGGCGAAGGGCCGTCGCACATCAGATCGACACTTTCAACAGTGAATGGCCAGACGTCGCCGAATTCCTCGCTTGAGACTGTATGCACCTTCGCCCCCGCTATTGCAGTAGCAGAAAAAGCCAGAGCAGCCGTCAGCGCCAAAACCTTAATTCCTTGGTTCATTCTCACTTCCCTATTTTTTTTGATTGAAAGCCCGCAGCAGTCGTTTCACGGCTGCTTTGTCGTCCTCGTCCAAAGCCCTCACATTCAAAACCATCTCCATCTCATCGACTAAAAGCACGCCTTCCGATACTGGTACCCGCTGACCCGTAATCAGATAGAGAACATCAATTCCTAAAGAGGATGCAGCGGCCAGATAGGCAGTATCTGGATTCCTTTCACCCTTCTCGTATGCAAGCTGAGTGTTCTTAGTCACTCCGCATTTTTCCGCCAACACAGTTTGATTTACACCAATCCGTAGGCGCTCTTCTTTCAGGCGCTCGCCCATAGTCATAAAAGTTGTACCTTAGGCGTTGACAATCCCAATTTACAGGGACAGAATCGCCACATCATCACTCGAAATCACACGAATCAGAACTATGCACGCCACCTACGCACCCGAGCAAGCGTGCCAGGACGCTAGAACACGCCTGGAACTAAGGGGTATGTCCGTGAAGGACTTCGCCGTTCAGTACGACCTTCATCCCTCAACCGTGTATGCGGTACTGAACGGGCAGAAAAAGTGCCTGCGCGGTGAGGCTCATCGCGCCGCCGTTTTACTCGGCATCAAGAAAGACGGCGTGATCACAAACTAGGGCCTCTGGCTCCAAGGGGAAACCAGAAGATGAAACGCCCAGTTCTAGCGACCAAACGGCAAGTCATGAGCGCTGTCATCAACGACTACGAAGGTGGCCGGGAATGCGCAGCGGCACGCCTAGGGTACGAACTCAAAAAGTTCGATAACCACATCTACGAAAACGCCGGCAGCCGGCCTTTGAGCGATGAGCAAATCCACCTGTTAGAGCAGGACATGGGCACGACCTACCTGCCTGAATACATTGCAGCCATGTACGGCGGCATGTTTGTGCCCCTGGCCAAGCCTGAAACACTCGATAACGTCGACCTCTACGGCCGCTCGGTACGGGCCGCAGCCAAGCGCGGCGTGGTAGATCAGATCATCGCCAAGGCATTGGACGACGGGGTCATCGAACGGGATGAGGCGGAGGCCATTCTGCGCGCTCACAGCCATTACATGGCAGCTCGCCACTCCGAAGTTCTGGCAACGATCCTGCTACACAGCCGGGGGAAAAAGAATTGAGCACATACAAGCTGGTTTGCCCTGCCTGCTACGGCCGGCTGCGCATTCGGACGTCTGAAGGGCAGACGCCATGTTTCCGCTCTTTGTACTACCAGTGCATGAACGTCGTGTGCGGGGCAACGTTTACCGGCAGCCAAACCATAGATTTTCAGCTCAGTCCGTCGGGTGTTGAGCGACCGCTGACCATAGTCCCAATCGCCCCGTATGTGGCGCGCCAAAAGGCGATACGCGACAGCCGTGCCGATACCAACCAACCCGATTTGCTGGACCAACTGGACGTGGAGACTGCATCCGTATGAACGCCATCAACTTGACCGCCAACCCCACCAGCGACTACCGCGTAGCGATGCAGCAAGCAGCTGTGGCCTATCTGTACCGCCACCGCTCCCAGCACCTGGCCGGTGACACCCAACTGCTGGATAACTGCGCCCGCTACCTGACGCGGTCATTGGAAGTACCACCGTACCTGGTGCAACGTATTGCTGAATTGGCCGTGGCCGAGTTTGAAAGCATGACGTGCAACCGCATTGCCTGGCTCGGGATCTACCCCAACAGCGGCCCATACCGCCCGGTCATATGGCTGCTGGACACCTGCACCCAACAGCGACGCCCTGTGTCAGCACGATTGCTTCCCACGCATCTGCTGAATCACAACCTCCCGCACTAAACCCAAACCTTCCCCCTTCTGTATGCCCGCACCGCGTGGGTAAGGGGAAACTGCAACTTACTGGTGGCCGAAATGAGCAAAATCACCATAAAACTGGAGCTGGACGAACAGCAGGCGCAGCACTACCTGTTGTGGTTGACCAGTCAGTACGAAGTCACCATGGCTGATATTTGGTACTCCGACCGCTACCGGAATGTGCCAAGCGGCCAGCGAGCGCCGAAGGTGCTTGAGGACTTGCCTTACCTGGCCGGCATCTGCAAGACACGCACCGAGCTGAAAAAGCAGCTCGTCCCCGCCGTGGGGAATTTGCAGTGAATCGCAAGCCCATGGAAGACAAGATCCGCGCAGACGTGCTTCAGCGCCTGGAGTCTGACTACGGTCTTCAGCATATGAAGGGCACGCATTACATGCGCAAGGGCACTTGCCCGCAGTGCAACCAGAAACGCCTGTTTTCCCGCCACGACGAACCTTGGTTCATACGCTGTGGCCGCGAGGAAAAATGCCGGTACATGGCGCCGACCAAAGAGCTGTACCCGGACCTGTTCGACGACTGGAGCAAGCGTGCGCCGGCCACCAGTGATCAGCCTGCCGCCAGTGCCAAGGCTTACCTGTCGTTTGCCCGAGGTTTTCGTGTCGAGCTGATTGAGGGCTGGTACAGCCAGGAGAGCTACTTCGATCGCGACCTGAACATCGGCTCAGCAACCGTCCGCTTTCCCCTGGAGCATGGTGGGTACTGGGAGCGCTTGATTGACCAGCCTTCCCGCTTCGGCAAGAAGAAGGCCCGCTTCCAGCCTCTCAAGAGCTACAGGGGGCATTGGTGGTGCCCGCCGTGCCTGGACCTGCTGGAGGTAGACGAGCTGTGGATTGTTGAAGGCATTTTCGATGCCATCGCGCTCGTTCAGAACGGTATCTCTGCTGTTGCCGCCCTGTCGTCAAACGCGTTTCCAGAAGAGTCGCTGAAGGCACTCGTCACCGCGCGCGGCGGTAAAACACCCAAGTTGGTTTGGGCCTTGGACAACGAGCCAGGTGCTCACAAATACACACGTAGCTGGGTCAAACGTGCTCGCGAACTCGGCTTTACCTGCGACGCCGCCCAGGTCTCACAGCCGGATGCACGCAAGGTCGATTGGAACGATCTGCATCAGCGCTGGGCATTTATTGACGACGAAAAAGCCCGTGCAGAGCGTATCGAAAAAGACCTGAAGGAAGCCCGTCACCAGGGCGCCCTGCTGATTGCAGAGAGTGCCGGCGACAAGGCAATGCTCATGTACCAGTGGAGGGAGCGGGAGGAGTTCCACTTCTGTTTCGACTCCCGCCTGTACTGGTGGAAATTGGATATCGCGAAATACAACAGCGCCAAACAAGCACTGGATAAAAGCGATGACCAAGAAGCCCAGGTGCTGAACGAAAAGCAGCTCCGGGAGAAAGCGCTGAACGTGGCCGGCTGCGTCGTCGAAATCGCCAACTGCTACCCCAAGGCCCTCTATTTCCAACGCAACGAGATCACCGACGAGTCTTGGTACTTCTTCCGCGTCGACTTCCCGCACGACGGTGGCTCCGTGAAAAACACCTTCACCGGCGGTCAGGTCGCCGCCGCCAGCGAATTCAAAAAAAGACTTCTCGGCATGGGCGCCGGGGCCGTGTTCACCGGCAGTGGACAACAGTTGGACAAACTCATGAAAGACCAGCTTTTCGGTATCAAGACCGTTCAGACCATCGATTACGTGGGCTACAGCAAGGAATACCACTGCTACGTGTTCAACGACGTCGCCGTCCGCGAGGGCCAGGTCATCCATATCAACGAAGAGGAGTTTTTTGAGATGGGCAAGCTGAAACTCAAGACCCTGCAAAAGGGTGTGAAGATCGATCTGGAGAAGGATGGCAAAAAATACGATCAGCAGTGGTTGGGACTTCTGTGGCAGTGCTTCGGCGCGCAGGGCATCGTCGCACTGACTTTCTGGTTTGGCTCACTGTTCGCCGAACAGATCCGCGCTCGGTACCAATCGTTTCCGTTTCTTGAGGCCACGGGCGAAGCCGGCGCCGGCAAGACCACCTTGCTCACCCTGCTCTGGAAACTGGCGGGCCGGGACGGTTACGAAGGGTTCGATCCGTCCAAATCCACCAAGGCCGGCCGCAGCCGCTTGATGGGTCAGGTCTCCGGCATGCCCATCGTGCTGCTGGAATCTGACCGCAGCGGCGACGACAAGGCCCACGCCAAGACCTTTGAGTGGGACGAACTTAAGGACTACTACGGCGGCGGGACGCTCGCGACCAAGGGCGTTAAAACCGCCGGCAACGAGACCTATGAGCCCCCATTTCGCGGCACGATCGCCATCAGCCAGAACGCCCCTGTCGTGGCGTCTGAAGCGATCATGACCCGGATCGTGAAACTGCATTTTGTGCGTCCGAACGTGACGCCTGAGAGCCGCGCGGCGGCAGACCGTCTGAACGCCCTGGAAGGCTCGACACTCAGCAACTTTGTTCTACAGGCCGTTCGCAAAGAGCTGGAAGTGATGGACCTGTTCGCCCAGCGCATCCCTGGCTACGAGGCGAAATTGCGCAATCTGCATTCGCATTGCTTCGCCTGCGAGACCCCGTTTCACGACGAGCAAAGCGATTGTCACCACTGTGGCAACAAGCTGCGCGGTTACATCCGCGTGGAGCGGATCAACAAAAACCACGCCCAGTTGCTCGCCCTGCTCGACTGCCTGTGCATGGTGGTGCCTCTGACTGAACCGCAGATCAGCCACACCCGCACGCAGATTATTCGCATGGCGATCGAGCGCCAGTCTTCGATCAGCTCCGACCACCCGGTAGTGGCTGAATTCTGGGAAGTGTACGAGTACCTCGAAGGTCTCGACGCCGACGGCCCGGTGGTCAACCACAGCAAGAAAGACAACATCATCGCCATCAACCTCAACGACTTCGTGAAGTGCGCCGCCGAACATCGCCAGAAGATCGCCGACGTCAGCGAGCTGCGCGAGCGCCTGAAGGACTCCCGCTCCCGGAAGCTGCTCGACATCAACAAAGCCACTGACAGCGCGGTACGGGCTCATCAGGCCAAGACCAGCAACGCAGTCATCACCAAACAACCCATCGTGAAGTGCTGGCACTTCCAGGCCTGACCAATCAACAGCAACACCCGACAGGCGCTGCAACGCCGGCCACAACCCAAAGGAGAAGCACCATGCACGTACAAGTCATAACCGGTGACGGCGAAAAGGGGGAAACCAACCGCCTTCGGCATCTGAAGGAGCTGAAGGACTGGTTAAACGAGTCCGGGAAGATTGTTCACGCCGATGCCTATGACTCCGCCGGATTGATCGCGATCCTGGAGGTTCGTGCGGTAAGCGATAAAGAAATCCTGGTGCTGGAGTGCAGCCGAGAACAGATCCAGGCAGTTCTGGAATGGCAGTCAGCAACTGATGAGGCTGTTGAGTTTGAGAACCTGCTGCTGCACCTGGTGCGCAAGCAAAACCCAACCGGCGAAAGCCGATAAGAAGGTGGTGTCGAGGGGCTGCAACCCCTCGACACCGACCACCCAAAGGAGAAGCACCATGCAAGTGAATCAACCCCAAGGCGGCACCGCAAAGGCTACCACAACCCCGCTGGCTATCGGCGACACGGTCAGCTACGTTGAAATGAGCGGTGGCGGTCGGGAATATCGTTTGAGCGCTCGTACAGGCGTGATCGTCGCCATCGAAGGCAATGTTGCAACCCTGCGCGCCGGGAACGGCCGTAGTGTCACACAACCACTTCACAAGCTGACTCCAGACGGCCAGCCCAATGCACTGACGCGCATGCTCATGGGAGGGAACTGATGGCCCCAAGAATCCGAACCCGCCCCGCTATGGCCAGCCACCGGTTGGACTTGCCCAGCCGCTGCGACATCTGCGGCAAGGCACGCTCCCCCCGCAAGCACCAGGCCTGTAGCCGTATCCGCCAGCAGAGCAAAACAGCGGAATGGGCTGCATTCATGGCCGAGCGTGAAGCGGCCAAACAGAACAAACCGCGTCGATACGCGCACTGATACCCAACACAGGCCAGACACGGGGAGCTGCAACTCCCCCACTGCCTGAAAGGAGAAGCACCATGCATTCAAATCAAAATTCGAGCGACACCCGCACTTTTTACTCTTTTGAGCCAGTGACACCAGTATCGGCACCATTGGAACTGACCGCTGACCTGCGCTACATCCTTGGTATTCCTCACACCAAATTAGCCAGTACAGCCCAGCTACTGCGGCAGCAAGGGCACTGTATTGGGGAGCGTAGTGAAGATGAGCAAGCCGCTGTCATCCATTGGATGCTCGGCCACTACCTTCGTCGCGGTATCCATTGGAGGGTGTTCGCTTACGCAGAACTCGACGCCAACGATGACTTTCCAGGGTTTCCGGGAGACGAGTCATGACCGTATTCCTGCTGCTGTACCTGTGCGCGGATGCGTCACGAACGGATTGCCAGGTGGTGAAGGCTGATAGCTGGAGCGGCCCCCACGCCTACGAGCAATGCACCGACGTCGTGCCTGGCTTGACCGAGGCGCTGACTGCGCCCAACCAAAAGCGGCATCAGTTCGTTTGCGAAATCCAGGGCGCCATGGCGAAACCCGCAGAACATAAGGCTCAGCCGGTGTTCATTCACCAATCGTTTCGGATGTGAGGGGGTCCATCATGAACACAGCCTTTATCTTGATGGCCCAATACGACGGCCTGGCAATCATCTCGCTGGAGCAGGTTTGCCGGGATTACTTCACGCACCTGACGCCGGAAATGTTCCAGCGCAAGGTGATGAGTGGTCAGATCAAGATCCCCATCACACGCCTGGAGCCGAGCCAGAAGTCGGCCAAGGGCGTCCATCTCACTGACCTGGCCGCATATCTAGATCGACAGCGCGCCGCCGCGGTTAAAGAGCACAACCAGCTCAACGGGTTAAAACACGCCTTTTAAGCCACTTCTGTGATGCGGCGCCCAGCTGGACGGGCGCCCTCAGGATTTTCTCGTGCCATTCCCAGCCCACATAGCGGTCACCCTTGCCGCGCAGGTGGGTGTATCGACGCATCGAATTCCAATCCCGGTGGCCGGAAACGCTAGCCACACGCGGAATGTCCCAGTCCATCTCAAACAGGCGGCTGACTCCTTCATGTCGAAGGTCGTGAAAGTGCAGGTCCGCGATGTTCAAAAACTTGCAGGCTTTCGCCCAGGAGGTGGAGATAGATTCAGGGCTGTAGGGGAATATGTCTTCGCCGGCCTTCGGCATTGTTTGGAGGATCTGCCACGCCTCGTCCGGCAGGTAGCACCAAACGTCGTTGCCGATCTTCTGCCCAGGGTTCTTCATGTCGCGCACCAGCACTCGCTGGCCAGGCTCGTCGACGTCCGCCCAGCGGATACGGGTTATTTCATCCAGCCGGCGCGTGGAGAACAGGGCAAAACCCACGACCTTCAGCATATTAGTGACGCTTGGGCGCCTTGCCTGCATGGCTTCGTAGTGCGTCAGCACCTTGCCCAGCTCGTCCAACGTCGGCCGGCGGTCACGCTCACGACTCTTGAGGTTATAGCCGAGTTTCCGTAGCACTCGTCGGGCGCCGCTCATCGCGAGTGGATCGACCTGGTAACCCCATGCGTCTTTGGCAATCGCCAGAACAGCACCGAGGTGCGCCAGGTCGTTGCCGGCGGTCTGTGGCTGGACTCCGCCACCCTCCTTGCTCATCCGCCAAAGAGCAAAGTTGACCAGGCATTGGGTATTGATGTCTGTATCGTTCAGCTTGCCGATGTCCATCTTGCCGATAGCTTCGAGCGTGGCCTTCTTGGTTTTGCCCAACGGCCGGGCCTTTTCCACTTCCAGCAGGTACTGCTCGATCATTTCCCTGACTGTGACGTCCTTGCGGTTCGCCCGCTCGATCGCGCCTGGCTCATCGAGCTCCGACTCGCGCTTACGCGCCCAGGCCTGGGCGGCCTGTTTTCGGGCGAAGGTCTGGCTCTCTTGGTAGACTTGCACTCCGTCGCGCTTGATGCGGATCTGAGCCGTGTAGCTCAC